GGTGGCGGTGCAGGAAGCATGGGTAATACAGGTGGCTCTACTCCGAAGCCTCAATCGGTGGATTGGATGGTCGAGAATTGGAATAGCGGTGGCAAAGAAGCCTATGCCGCTATGAAGAGGAAAGGCTAAATTATTTTTTCTTTCTATTTATTGAGGTTATTATCATGGCAGGAACAACTAGTGCAACTTTAGACGATTTATTTGTAAACATTGTGGCGCAAGCCCGATTCACTGCTGAGGAGCAAAGCCTAATGCTAGGTTTGGTTTCACAGTACAACATTGCAGGTCAGGCAGGAAAAATAGTACAGATTCCTAAATACCCTGCGGTAACTGCTAACGCTCTAACTGAGGGTACTGCGGCAACTGAGGAAGACGTTTCAACTTCATCTGTATCAGTAACTTGTGCAGAGGTTGGTTCATCTGTTCTTTTAACTGATCTTGCGGCTATGGGCGCAGGCAACCCTGCTGATGAGCTTGGCACTGTTCTTGGTAACGCTATCGCTACAAAGATCGACAAAGATCTTATCGGTTTGTTTACTGACTTCACTACTGAGATCGGTGGTGGTGCAGGTGTAGAGATTTCAGTTGCTAACTTATTTAAAGCCGCGGCTACTTTGCGTAACAACAAAGCACAAGGTCAACTTGCGGCAGTTGTTAACCCTTTCCAAGCGTATCAGTTGAAAGCTAACCTAACTAACACATTTGCTAACCCAAGTGCTAACGATCTTGCAAACGAAGCTATGCGTAATGGCTTTGTTGGCTCTATTGCGGGCATTGACATTTATGAGTCAGCTAATGTTGCAGTTGATGGTTCAGGCGATTCTATTGCGGCAGTATTTGCTCCAGAAGCACTTGCAATTGCAATGAAGTCTGAGTTCAACCTAGAGACACAACGCAACGCTACACGCAGAGGCACAGAAATGGTTGCTACTGCTATCTATGGTGTTGACACCCTAGATGATACCTATGGCGTTAAATTAACTACAGATGCAACTGTAGCTTAATTGTGAATGCCCCTGCTTAGGTGGGGGCTATTCTTTTTCTGAGGTTAATATGGCGATTACATATAGAGGCGAAAGGTTCAGTGGCTATAACAAGCCCAAAAGAACATCTGGTCATGCGACTAAGTCTCACGCTGTATTAGCCAAAGAAGGAGATAAGATCAAGCTGATTAGATTCGGACAGCAGGGGGCAGATAACAAGCCACCTAGAAAGAATGAATCAGCGGCAGACAAAGCAAAGCGCAAGGCATTTAAAGCGCGCCATGCAAAGAACATAGCCAAAGGCAAGATGTCTGGGGCTTACTGGGCTGACAAGGTGAAGTGGTAATGGCATTTTCAGAAGATAAAGATTTACAAAACCTAGTGCCTGACATTCTACAGCTAGGCATTGATACGTTCAGCGATGAACACGATAAAGCGCAGAACGATATTATCCGCGAACTGCGAATAGGTTGGTGGGATAAGAAAGGGTTATCAGGCGAGTTGAACAGCGCGTACCTGACAGACTCACAGTTTACAAGATGTGCATCTTACTTGGTGTTGTGGAAGTACGCATTGCCTCAGTTAACTAACTGGGTTGATGGCGATAGATTCCAGAGCATGATTACTTTCTACAAGTCGCGTTATGGCGAAGAGTTAGATAGTATCCTAAGAGATGGCATTGAATACGATGCTGATAACGATAGTGTCGTAACAGAAGACGAGAAGAAGTCTATCCATAGCGGTAGATTGAGCAGATAATGCAGATCAGCTTTAAAAGTAACGCTAAGAAAGTAAAGGCGGAACTAGAAAAGAAAGGCAAGGATGTCAAGCAAAGCGTAAAGCGCGCCCTATCTATTACAGCCCAAGAGGGCATCAACATTATAGAGCGCAGAACAGAGCGCAGTGTTGGCTTTAAGGGCGGGAAATTTACAAAGTATTCGCCTAAGTACGCAAGGTTTAGAAGATTTAAAGGTCGTACTAACAAGCCAAATCTTGAGTTTAGTGGCAAGATGCTTGGAGCAATGACCAGTAAAGCAGATAGCAAGAAAGCTACTATCTTTTTTACTAGAGCCGCAGAAGCTAAAAAGGCGGCAGGAAATAATAAGCTAAGACCATTCTTTGGCTTCAACAGAAAAGAAGAAAAGAAACTAGGCGATATATTTTTTAGGAATATTAAATGAGCATCAGAGAAGACATAGCGGTTAACTTAGTAGAGACTTTAGAGGGCATCAGACAGCCTGTTAGGGTTCAGTATGTAACCAGAGAGCCGTTTGACTTTGAGAAGCTATCTAACGCTCAATTCCCTGCTATACTTGTGCAGAGTGCAGACGAGGACAGAAACGATGATACTGTTGGCGGCTCACTCTCAAACAGAATGGCAACGATAAACTATCAGCTTGTATGTTATGTTAAAGGCAAAGAGATAGACACTGCCAGAAATAACATCATAGAGGCTGTTGAAGAAAGTCTTGATACTGACAGAACCAGAGGCGGTGTAGCCTTAGACACACAAATTGTTAGCATTGAGACTGATGAAGGTTCTATAGCACCGATTGGCGGTGTAATTTTAACTCTGCGTGTACTGTATAAGTATCAGCGCGGTACACTTTAACTTTATGAGGTTATAAACATGGCAATTGCAACAGGTAATAGCGGCATTGTAAAACTAGTTACTGATGGCGGCACATTAGCTACAGTAGCAGAGGTGCGTTCTTTCACAATTAATGAAGAAGCGGGAACTGTAGATTCTACTTCTATGGGTTCAACTAGCAGATCATATTTAGCAACACAAAAGACAGGCAGTGTTAGCTTAGAATGCTATTGGGATTCTACAGATGCGGCACAGGATGATCTGGATGTATCTTCTGCTATTGATTTTGAAATCTATCCAAATGGCGTGGGTACCGGCAAAAAATACACTGGCGATGGCTTTGTTACTAGCAAGTCTATCAGTGTTTCTTTTGATGGGATGGTCGAAGCATCTTTTGAAATCCAAGCCAATGGCGATATTGTCGAGGGTGCGGCTTAATAACGGGGGTTAAAAACTATGGGACTAGCAAAAGAGTTGCGCACGCGCAGAGAAGTTAAGGTTAGAGAAGTTGACGTACCTGAGTGGGGTGATGACTCTGGAGCGTTCAAGTTGTATTGTAGACCAGTTACTTGTTACGACATGAACCAACTACAGAAGAAGCACCCTAACTTCTTAAACAACACCACGATAGCCGCTATGGTTGATCTGATTATTATGAAAGCAGAAGATCAAAGTGGCGAAAGGCTGTTTACTGCGGCAGACGATAGAATGGAATTGATGGGCGAGCATACAGATGTTATATCTAATATCGCCAATCAGATGTTTGCTGACTTAGAGTCTGAGGAAGATTTAGTAAAAAACTAAAAACCGATCACCATAGATTGAACCTTATATCTTTGGCTGATCGGCTTTCCAAGACTATAGAAGAAGTAGAGCAAATAAGCCTTTCAGAGTATCGAGAGTGGATGGCATATTTTGAAATACTAAAGGATTCCGATGGCTAACCAAAAACTAAATATCACGATTAAGGCTTTTGATAAAACTAAAAAAGCCTTTTCATCTGCTACCGCAGGACTAAAGAAAGTTGGTGGCGCAGTTGCTAACGCTAAGACAGCTATTGTAGGTCTTGTTGGTGCGGCAGGTTTTGGTGCGCTGATTTCAAGTAGTCTTAAAGCAGGTGACAGCCTAGCTAAAACAGCCTCTAAGATTGGCGTTACAACAGAAGCGCTATCTGGTCTGCGGTATGCGGCAGAGCTTACAGGCGTTTCATCTGAGACAATGGATATGGCTTTACAGCGTTTCACGCGTAGAGCTAGTGAGGCGGCACTAGGAACAGGTGAGGCGGTTGGTGCGCTTAAAGAATTGAACCTAGATGCTGAGTCTTTAGTAAAACTACCCTTAGACGAACAGATGGGATTAGTCGCAGATGCTATGGCGGGCGTAGGTACGCAGTCAGATCGCGTTAGAATAGCAATGAAGCTGTTTGACTCTGAGGGTGTTGCTCTTGTTAACACCTTAGCAGGCGGTTCTGTCGCCCTCGAAACTATGGCAGAAGAAGCAGACGATCTAGGAATCAGTTTAAGCGGAGTTGATGCAAAGGCTATAGAAAAAGCTAACGATTCGTTTACTAAGGCTAAGACAGCGATTATGGGTGTTGTACAGGCTATGACAGTTGAGTTTGCACCTATCATTGAAGACTTATCAAATAGATTTGTTGCTTTCATAAAGAAGCAAAACGAAGCGGGCAATGTAGGTGAAAAGGTAGCGCGGTTTTTAATTAGTTCATTTGACTCGGTTATAAATGCATTTTCTAACTTTCAAGCGTCAATAGTTAGCGTAAAGCTAGAATTAGCAAAGATGGAATGGTTTGTTAAAAGCACACTGAATGAAACGTTTAAAGCAACTATCGGTATATACAATAAGATTGTTGGTCTATTCAATGGCACAAAGCTCAAAAATCCATTTGCACAGGGCATAGCAGATACAAGAAAAGAGATTGCCGAGCTACAAGGTCGATTACAATCTCTTAGAAATAATGCGAACACTAATATGGCTGACCAGTTCTTTCCGTCTAGCGGTGGCGAGTATGTACCCTATGCACAAAGATCAAGCTATGATGGCGGTGGCTTTACCGGTCGCGGTGCTAGAGCAGGCGGCATGGATGGCAAGGGTGGTTTTCCTGCTATGCTTCACCCGAATGAAACTGTTATTGATCACACCAAAGGTCAGGGACAGGGTGTAGTAATTAATCAAACAATCAATGTGACTACTGGTGTACAATCAACAGTGAGAGCAGAGATCACTAATCTACTGCCACAAATTCAAGAAGCCTCTAAGCAAGCTGTTCTAAATGCTAAACGCAGAGGCGGCTCATTCGCATCACAGCTAGTAGGTAGATAAATGGCAGATACTTTTTTAAAAGATAATCCTGATTTGATTGAAAGCATGAGTATACGCATGGTTCATGCTAACGCTGTCAGCCAGTCTCCTTATACACTGCAACAGCAAGTGCAAAGTTATGGTGGCATGAGATGGGAAGTCGATGTAAATTTAAAGCCTCTAAATAACCAAGATGCTTTAGCTGTTCAGGCTTTTTTCGTAAAGCTAAGTGGTCGCAAGGAATCTTTTGAGTTGCCAATGGTGCATTCATACAATGCAAACCACAGCACATCAATCACTGGCGTTACAGTAAACGGCAATCAGTCTAAGGGAGACAACACGTTTGCCGTCACTACATCAACTGCTATCCCTGCAGGCAGGATGTTTTCTATTGTTGGTCGTGTATATATGAACACCAACACATCTGGTACTGGCAATGTAACTTTAGACATAGTTCCGCCACTGCGAACTAATGTAAGCGATAATGCAACAGTTTTTTTTAACCCTGCGGGATTATTCGGGTTGACGTCTGATGAGGTTGCATGGGGCATAAGTAATGACCTGAAATATGGGTTCAGCTTCACCTGCGTAGAGAGAATTGATGGCTAGAGATATTAATGCAAGCACATTAGCACAGTTCACAAGCAATGAATTGCAGGTTTATTTTGCGGTTGAATTAACTCTACCTAGTGCAAGCAATCCCGCACAAGATGTTGTTGATAGAATGTGGACAGGCTACAGCGACAAATCAATAACAGTAAATGGTGCAAGCCAGACGTTTACAGGCATGGGTGAATTGTTAGGGATAAGCGGCACAAGTGAGACTAGTGATTTAGCGGCTAATGGGTTGCAGATTCAAATACTTGCAGACAGCACAACGATTCCTGCCTTGCGTGATTTAGATTATCAGGGAAAGCCCTTAACTGTTTATCTAGGGGCTTTAGACCCAAACAACGGAAACGCCTTAGAG